GTGAATCTATATTCGGTCGATTTTTTCGCGCCGGGCCGCGGCGCTGGCCGCCTCCGCTCCGGATGGAACTGCTGCTCAACGGCCGTGAGGTGATGAGGCAGTGGGCTCGATCTACGGATCGGACTGGCGGCGAGTCCGCGATCAGGTGCTTGACGAGTCGCGGGTGTGCGCAATCCGGGGCCCGAAATGCACAAAGGTCGCCACGGAAGTCGACCACATTATCCCCGTCGAAGCCGGCGGACCCCGCCTGGACCGCTCGAACCTCCGGCCCGCCTGCCGCGCCTGCAACGCCGGCCGCGCCGGGAGCGAGAAGGCGAACAACGGGTGGCGGCGCGCGAAGTGCCGGATCATCCTCGTTGCCGGTCCGCCCGGCGCCGGGAAGTCGACCCTTGTCGCCGAGAAAGCCACCGTGCGGGATGTCGTGGTGGACTACGACGAGATTTCGAAGGCGTTCGGGCCCGAGCTGACCCGCGGCTCGACCCAGCGGCACGATGTTGCCTCGATCGCCCGCGGCGCGGTGCTGACGAAGCTGCGGCGCGGCGAGATCGATGCCGAGCGGGCCTGGATCATCTCCACGAACCCCGGCGCCGAGTCGATGTTCCCCCACCATGAGGTCATCGTGGTCGACCCGGGTATCGACACCGTGCTCGAGCGGGCGGCCGCCGCGGGGCGTCCGCCGTACTTCGTGCGGCTCATCCAGGACTGGTATGCGCGGCGCGCGGGTGCTGCCACCGGCGCTTCCCGGGAGTGGTGATGGCGAAGACCACGAACCTGCAGGCGCTGGAGAAGACCCTCGCCTGCCTGCAGGACTTGGGGCGCATCGAGGACGTCGACTCCGCGCAGTTGCAGGCGCTGCGGTCGATGGCCGCCGCGCTGGACGCCGACCCGACGAAGGCCGCCCTGTGGCGCGAGTACCTCGATGCCCTGTCGGAGGTGAGGCGCGCTGATGACGACGCCAACTCCGGTCTTGCTGACGCCCTCGCGAAGGTCCGAAGCGCAGCCCCGATGGGCAACACGCCGCCGGTCTGAACGCCCGACGTACGGCGGCCAGGTCGCCGAGGTCGCGACCTTGCTCGGCGCGCCGCCGATGCCGTGGCAGCGCGATGTGTTCGACGTCGGCCTCGAGATCGACCCGGCGACCGGACTCCTGGCTTACCGGGAACTGATCGTCACGGTCATGCGCCAGTCGGGCAAGTCCACGCTCGTGCTCTCGCTCATGGCCGACCGGTGCCTCATGTGGGGCCCGAACCAGCGGGTCGCGTACACCGCGCAGACCGGCTGGGACGCGCGCCGCAAGCTCGTGGACGACTACGCGCCGGTGCTGATGGCTTCGCCGCTGTCGCAGGCGGTCCGGCGGGTCCTGCGCGGAGCCGGCTCCGAGGGCATCGTGTGGGAGAACGGCTCCCGCGCCGACGTGATGGCCTCTTCTGCGTCGGCCGGCCACGGCCGGGTTCTGGACCAAGGCGTCATCGACGAAGCGTTCGACGACACCGACGACCGCCGCGAGCAGGCGATCCTGCCCGCCATGGCGACCAAACCCAACGCGCAACTGCTGGTTGTCTCGACCGCTGGCACCGACGAGTCGGTGTATCTGCGCCGCAAGGTCGAATCCGGTCGCCACGCCGCCACCACCGACCTGGGTTCCGGTGTCGCCTACTTCGAATGGTCGATCCCCGACGACCAGGACATCGACGACCCCGAGGTGTGGTGGCAGTTCATGCCCGCCCTGGGATGGACGATCACCCCCGCGGTAGTTGCGCACGCCCGCCAGACCATGTCCGACTCGGAGTTCCGGCGCGGCTTCGGCAACCAGTGGACGGCGACTGAGCACGAGCGCGTCATTCCGCTCGCGGTGTGGGAGAAGGTCTGCGACCCGCTCGCGGCCCCGAAGGGGCAGCTGCAGTTCGGGCTCGACGCCCTCCCCGACCTGTCCGCCGGGGCGATCTCCTCCTGCGGTTCCGGCGAGATCGAACTCATCGACCACCAGCCGGGGACATCCTGGCTCGTCGACCGCGGCGAAGCCCTGGCGAAGAACTGGGGCGGCGTCATCGTCATTGACGGCGGCGGCCCCGCGGCCCCCGCTGGCGATGAACTCGAGCGCCGCGGTGTCAAGGTCCTGCGGCGCACGAACCCCGAGGTCGCCTCCGCGGCCATGTCGATCTACAACGCGATCGCCGACGGCAAGGTCAAGTTCCGCACGAACGCCGCGTTCGACGCCGCCGTCGCCGGGCTCGCGAAACGACCAGTCGGTGACCGGTTCGCGTGGTCGCGCTCCACCTCCATTGCCGACATCACGCCGTTCAACTCGGCGACGTTGGCGTACACGCCGGCAGCGCCACCGGCCCGCCCGAAGTTCGCATTCGCCTAGGGAGGGGCTGAGATGGCCGTCCTGACCGAGCATGTCCCCGTCGAGCAGATCCGCGAGAAGGCCGCAGCGGTCGACCCGGCTGCGGCCGCTGCGGCCGCTGCGGCCGTGCTCCGCGTCCTGCTGGTGGTCCTGGCCGTGCCGTTCTTGCTGATCGGCTGGATCGCCCGCATGGCCGTTCGCGCAGTGTGGACGGCCGGGACGTGGGTGTTCGCCGCTGTCCAGGTCGGCTGGGAGCTGGCCGGGCCGCGCCCTGACGCCGAGGACGGTTCGTGAGCGTCTTCAACCGGATCGCCGACCGCCGCAAAGCCCTCGCCGCCCGCGGCAGAGACCGGAAGGGCTTCACTCTGCCGCCGGCGTGGGCTGAGGACGCCCTCCGTGCCCCGTCCCTGTCCTCGTACTCCCTCGTGGGCAACGAGGAGCAGATCGAGAACGACTTCGAGTCGTACATCCGGCACTGCTTCAAAGGCAACGGGATCGTGTGGTCGCTCATGGCCGCGCGGCAACTCGTGCTTTCCGAGGCCCGCTTCCAATGGCGGCGTTTCAAGGGCGGCCGCCCCCAAGACCTCTTCGGGTCGCCCGAACTGGCGCTCCTGGAGCGGCCGTGGCCGGGCGGGACCACCGGCGAGCTGATCGCCCGCATGGACCAGGACGCCTGCCTGGCCGGGAACAGCTACTTCACCACCGCAGACGACCGCGGCAAGCTCGGCCGGGCCTCCCGAGGCGGACCCGGCCGCCGGGTCGTGCGGATGCGTCCGGACTGGACGACCATCATCATCACCGCGCCCTCGGGGAACCCGTGGGGGTTGGACGCCAAGATCGGCGGGTTCTTGTACGAACCGAGGCCCCTCGTCCACTCGATCGTCGGCGCCGTCGACCCGCCCAGCGCTGGCGCGACCCTGCTGATGCCCAACGAAGTTTCCCACTTCTCGCCCCACCCCGACCCCGAGGCCCGGTTCCGCGGCATGTCCCCGCTCACGCCGCTCATCCGCGAAGTGCAGGCCGACACGCAGTCGACGATCCACAAGCAGGCGTTCCTCAAGAACGCCGCCACACCGAACCTGGTCATCAAGTTCGACCGCGAGACGTCCGAGGACGCGTTCGACGAGTTCGTCGAGGGATTCAGGGCCTCCCACCAAGGCAGCTCAAACGCGTACAAGACCCTGTTCCTCACCGGCGGCGCCGACGTCACCCCGGTCGGGGTCGACTTCAAGCAGCTCGACTTCGCCAACACCGTCGGCAAGGGCGAATCGCGGCTCGCGTCCGCGTTCGGCGTCCCGCCCTCCTGGGTGGGCTTCTCCGAAGGCCTCTCCGGGTCCTCCCTGAACGCCGGGAACTTCGCGGCCGCGCGCCGCCGGTTCGCGAACGGGACCATCCAGCCGTGGTGGCGGATGGCCGCGGCGTCCCTGGAGACGCTCGTCGAACGCCCCGACGACGGCGCGTCGCTCTGGTACGACGACCGCGACATCCCCTTCCTGCGCGAGGACCAGGGCGACCTTGCCGAGATCCAGTCGAAAGAGGCCATCACCATCCGGCAGCTCGTCGATGCGGGCATGACCGCGACCTCCGTGGTGGCCGCGGTCAACGCCCAGGACTGGAGCCTCCTCGAACACTCAGGGCTGTACAGCGTCCAGCTGCAGCCCGCCAACCAGCAGCCCACCCAGCCATCGACCGGCGACTCGCCGGAGGAATCCGGAGAGGAGACCGAGGAGTAATGGACACCAAGAGCCTGCACGTCGAAATCAAAGACGCCGACAAGGGCGAGGTCGAGGCCCTGTTCTCGACCTACAACGTGATCGACAAGGACGGCGACGTCACCCTGCCCGGCGCGTTCGATGACGGCGCGCCCGCGAAGATCTCCGCTTACGGCCACGCCTCCTGGTCCGGGGTCCTCCCGGTCGGAAAGGGCACGATCAACGACATCGGCACCGGCGCGGTCATGCGCGGCAAGTTCTTCCTCGACA